TGTTAGGATTCACCAACATCTTTCTTCTTCTTAGCACCAATATTATACTTGGTTTCTAAAATCCAATCACCCTTATCCTTGAAGGATAATACTTTAATTTGGTTTAAGGGTGCGATATCCTGTATTCTAACGACATCAACAACTCCAACCAACCCCCAGTCAGCAAGAAGCTGAGCAATACGATTCCTACGCTGAACATCGTTAATAGTAAGATTAGCGTGTTTGCCATCAAGGGCAAATAATTCTTTGAAGTGGACAAGGAAATACCTCCCCTGCTTATGAAGAATATGACATGATTGATATATCTTCTTTTCTTTTCTACTTGCTACACCTATTCTAGTGAGAGTTTCTCTTACTTTAAGGAAATCATCAGGTTCATTTAATGTAACTTCAACCATTTGGTCAGGATTCCAAGTAACCTCTGGTTCTTTAACAACACTCATTTCGCTCCTCCAGTATCAAATTTAGATTTTATAAAGTTGAGTTGTTCTTTTGTCAGAATTTTCAAAGCTTGTTTTGCTTTTTCGTTACTAAAATCATAATAACGTTTCACATAATCAAGGTCTTTGATCATATCCTTACGAAGCCAAGGAGAGAATCTCTTCTTAGTTCTGAGATATTTATATAAAAATCGTATTGCATCCTCTTTGGTAAGAAATTATACTTATTCATTTCGTTTGCGAAAAGGACTGCATCTAAGTGTCCAGAGAAACAACGATTGATTATGTATGGTGGATAATCTTTCTCTATAGAGGGGTCTTCATCTATTAAATTTTTCTTTGTTTGGTTAATTGAGTTCAACCAGTCTTTTAGTTCCATCTTCATTATCAAAATAATTTTCACAAGAGCAAACAAGATTACGATCCCCGTAAACATTGTCGATTCGTGATATCGCTGGCCAAAACTTATTAGTTTGATTGGCGGGATATGCTGCCTCTTCACGACTATAATTATACTCCCATTTGTCCGAACTTACAACCCTAGCTGTATGAGGTGAGTTTTTCAAGATATCTTTGTTCTTATCAATCTCTCTTCTGATACTTACCATTGCTGCACCAAATCTTTCAAGTTCTTCTAATGACTCACTTTCAGTTGGTTCAACCATTACTGTACCTGTAACTGGCCAAGATAATGTCGGTGCATGAAAACCATAATCCATTAATCTTTTTGCTATATCTTCAGCACTAATACCATCAAAATATCGAACATCAAAGATACACTCGTGTGCCACTCTTCCGTTGTTACCTTTATATAATACTTTGAAGAAAGGTTCGATACGATGTACTAACCAATTTGCAGTAAGTAGAGATACTTCACTTGCCTTTCTTAATCCATCAGCACCCATCATTCTTATATACATCCAACTGATTGGAAGTATAGATGCACTACCTTGAATTGCTGCTGATACTCTGTGATTCATAAAAGGAACAAGATGTTCTGCAACACCAATCGGACCAACACCAGGACCGCCACCACCATGAGGAATACAAAATGTTTTATGTAAATTCATATGACATACATCAATACCATATTCACAAGGTTTTGCTAGTCCAACTTGAGCATTTAAATTTGCACCATCAAGATATACCTGACCACCATTTTCGTGAACGATTCTACAGATGTCTTTGATAGTTGGTTCAAACACACCGTGAGTTGATGGATATGTAATCATAATACAAGACAACTCAAATGTATTCATTATTGCTTGTTTTTCTAAATCTTTTAAATCTATATTACCTTCATCATCACATTTGACAGGAACAATCTTCATACCTGCCATTACAGCACTAGCAGGATTAGTTCCGTGTGCACTTGTAGGTATCAAACATACATTTCTTTTTGTATCACCATTACTTCGATGATATTCTTGTATTGCAAGTAAACCTGCATACTCACCTTGAGAACCTGCATTTGGTTGTAATGATACTTCTTCAAATCCAGTAATGTCACATAACCATTCTTGTAAATCAAACATAATTCTTTGGTATCCAAGAGTTTGATTTTCTGGAGCGAATGGGTGCATATTCGCAAACTCATTCCAACTTACTGGCATCAACTCTGATGCTGCATTTAATTTCATAGTGCAACTACCAAGTGGCATCATACCATTCACAAATGAGAAATCTTTTGATACTAACTCATTAATATATCTCATCATATTAGTTTCACTTTGATACTTATTAAATACATCTTGTCTTAACCAAGGTTGTGTTCTTTCTGGAACATACTTCCATTTGTATCTCCCAACTGCTTCAACAATATGATCAATCGTATCATTTTTATTGACTAAATCTTGTTGTGAATTAATTAAAGTTTGTATCTCTTCAAGAGTAGTTAGTTCATCTAAAGTGATGATAGTATGGTCATCTTCATAACGAACATTATATCCTTCAACAGCAAGAAAACTTTTAAATCTCACTGTATCGAATCCTTCTGTTTTATCAACTTGAATACCCAACCAAGACAATCCTGTCAATAATACTTCTCTGTAAATTAATATTCGAGTTGCAATTCTTTTAAGTCCTTCTGCTCCATGATACGCAGCATAAAATCCTGCCATATTTGCAAGTAAAGCTTGTGCTGTACAAATGTTAGATGTTGCCTTATCTCGTCTTATATGCTGTTCTCTAGTCTGTAGTGCTAATCGTAGTGCTTTGTTACCTTGAGCGTCTACAGACTGTCCTACTATCCTACCAGGTATTTTTCTTTTATATTTGTCTGTTGTTGCAAAGAAAGCTGCGTGTGGTCCGCCAAATCCCATTGGTACGCCAAATCTTTGCATACTACCAACTGCAATATCAAATCCCATCTCTCCGACAGGTTGCATTAATACTTGTGCCATTGGATCAACAATCGCAATTTTCATACATTTACAAACTTCTGCTAATCTTAATAATCCACTTCGATGTCTTAAATTACCATGACTATTTGGAAGTTGTACAATAACTCCAAAAGCATCAGCGAAGAAAGCAATTGGTATTGAACTATCAAAATCAATTTTAATTATATTAATACCTAGTGGTTTTGCTCTTGTCTGTAATACTTCTAATGTTTGTGGAAATAATTTACTATCAACTATAAAATCTTTTTTCTTACTTTGACTATGTGCAAGTAACATTGCTTCTGCTGCTGCAGTTCCTTCATCTAACAATGATGCATTTGCAACTGGTAGTCCAGTAAGTTCTGTGATTAATGTTTGATAATTAAATAATGCTTCTAATCTACCCTGTGATATCTCTGCCTGATAAGGAGTGTAAGATGTATACCAAGCAGGATTCTCAAATACATTTCTTTGTATTACTGGTGGTGTAATCGTTCCATAATATCCTTGACCAATTAAACTTCTTTTAACAATATTATGTGAAGCAATATCTTTTAATTCTGTAAGTGCCTGTTGCTCACTACAACCCTCTGGTAATTTACTATCACCACGAAGTAAAATTGAATCAGGAACAATCTCTCTAACTAATTCATCTATAGTTGATAGACCAAGATCAGCAAGCATTTTGCGTTGTTCTGATTCTGAGGGTCCAATATGACGTTGAATAAATTCTGACATACTATCCGCTAATCATTTCCTCATCCATACTTTTATTACGAATAATAATTGTATTACTATCATAATCAGGATAAAATTCTATGATGTCATCGTTATCCCAACACATCTCTTCATAAAGCATATTAAGTTTCTTCATGTCCTGATACATATCAGATGGTCTATCGTCCATTAAAATACTCCTGTATTGTAATTAAAGAGAAGTAATTCTTTTCTTGTTTTTTGATTTCTCATATACTCTCCTACTGAACGCATTGTATATGTTAAATCAAATTCAGCACAATTCCAATCTTTAAATCTATCTTTAACTAATTGGTCTGAATTGTAACTTATAAGCATCTCTGAATTATATATTTCACAATTTTTTGCAAAGTCATCGTGGTCAAATTTTTTGTGTATAGAACCCTTCTTACCATACAAATTATCCTTAATGTCGTATGGTGGGTCAAGATATACAAAGGTTTTTTCTTTATCTCCTAACAAAACTTTATAGTCAACATTTGTAATATACCAATTTCTAATTAACTTACTGTAAACTGGTAACTTATCAATACCTCTCATTGAGAAGTTTGCATCACTTGCTTGTTCTGAAAATGATGATGATTCTGTAAGACCACTAAAAGAACATTTGTTTATAATATAAAAACAAACAGCACGGTCTTTATCTGATACATCTAAGTCATATAATTTTTCTTTTGCATCCTCAAATAATCCTCTTGCAGAACCACGATCAGGAAATCTTGATTTTAGTTGTTGTAATTGATCGTGTACATAGTCTCCATTGACCTGTAACTGCAACCAAAAATTATATAATGGTTCATACAAATCATTTACAACAATTTTAAGTTTAGAATATTTTTTTGTAATATGTAATGCGACACTACCACCACCTAAAAATGGTTCATAGTACACATCATAAAATCTTAAGTCTGGAATAAATGGTTCCATCTTTTTGCAAGCACGAGACTTGCCACCAGGATAGCGAAGTGGTGTTTTAAAAGATTTAAGAGACATTAATCAATTGTTTCCCAAATAATATAATCATCTGGATCTGTCATTGGCATATAAGGCGATTGACCTGTACGTCTTCTATCTAATTCATCCCATTCCATTTTAATTTCAATTAATTCAGTAAGGTCTTTTACTGAATTAGACATTGATTGATACCCTGCACCAACAAATATTTGTCCTGCCATTACAGCAACGGTGCAAGCACCCCAGAAAATATAATACTGATAGGATTTAATTTGTGCTTTAGTTTTAGCAAAAGTTGATTTAGTCATTGTTTTTGGTATTCAAAAATGGTAGATATCAATATTATTCTTCTACCCTTGGTTGGTCTTTTCATGTAATGATTTCCAGTGAAGAGAATTACATCATTTTCTTCTGGGAAATAATTTTCATTCTCTACTATTGTTTCGCCATCTCCACAAAGATATACAAGTAAATTAAAATGTGGAAAATCGTGATCAATGTGAGGTTTAGAAAATTGTTTATCATTATCTGGATGAACACAATTTACATTTGATCTTAAGAAAAAATATCTATCAAATAAATTATTGAAATCTATAATTTCTTTTAATACTGTTAAATTTAAATTAATGAGTTCAGATAAAGGTTCAGAAAATCCTGTCTCTTCTGGTCTTTCTAAAAACGTATGTCCGTAGAAAGGCATACCAGTTGATGTATCATATCTCCAAATAAAATCATTTGAAAGTATAAAATTTTTTAATTCAGTGTAATTACTGGTTACAGGATTTTTTAATACCTTTAACATTACAGAATTAATTTTTTAGTAGGAGTTGATATTTTACCAAACATAGATTTAAATTGTTCGATAATCTCCTCTTGAGGGTCTCCAATGTAAACTACATATTTCTTAGTGATTTCAATTTTATCCTTTTGAAGTAAAGGAGACCAAGGAGCAAATGCAATATTTCCTTGTTGAGGTGACGGTACTGCCACAATCGGGTCTGTGATTAATATTGAATCTGTAGACTCTTCAACGATGTCTGCAATGACATCTTCACCAGACCACATACGAATTAATTTAACGGTCATTTTTAATTAATAATAATTTTATTATAGCACAATTAACTGTAAAGTCAATTATTCAAAAGGTAAATGTGGTCTATTAAATTTTATTCTGAACTTCCTCAATAATCTATCAATTGCAAAGTCTCCTCCACCATAACATAAAATACAGAATGCTCCACCGAAGTATAATATTAAAAGTTCAAGTAAGTAAATATTAAAACCTGATGTAGCAAGTGCGTGATATATTGCAACTGATATTGTTCCAACAATAGATAATGCACCAAGTCTTGTAAGCAATCCAAATATTATTAACCAACTACCATATATTTCAGAGTAGGCAGCGATGTAAGATAAGAATATTGGAAAGGGTAATCCAAGAGGTCTTACAAAAGCATCTGCAAAATTTTCGATGTCTGCTGTTTTTTCGTATCCGTGATGTATCAACATCGTTCCTATTGATAATCTTAATATCAATAAACCAAAAGATTTAATCATTTGAATTCACACTCCACCATAATTTCTGTTAACGCTGCCAAAAGATTAATTTCTTGATCTGCGACGAACGCAATTTGATACTGATATTTTGCAATAATAAGGACAGCAGCAGGTATACTGCGATGCTCCAAGGAATCATATAAGCTATCGTAAATACGACGCAATAACATAGAAGTGTCGTTGTCCAAGTTGGCAACAACCCACTTACGAACTTCCGAAAAGTTTTTTTCTTTGAGATTT